GCACTGGCGCTGTCACTGCCCTGGGCAATACCACTTTGGGCGGCGCCACTGGCTTGGCGGCAATAATTTTGGGCTGACATGCGGCCAGCGTAAGCGCGAGAGCGGTCAGCAACATCGCGGCGGTTTGTTTCATTGGCATCGGTCAGCCTCGCTATCTGAGTTTGTTTGTCAGTTACCTGATTATTCAGTTCAATCTGGATTGCTGTGGCAATATTGCTGGCCGCTTCCATTTGCGCGATTGTCGCATCCCGCTTGGCAATGGTAGCCCGTGCGCTCTGCTTGCCGCTGTAGAGCCACGCAGAGAGGCACAGGGACACGATAAGCGCAGCTTGCCAAGGATACGCCGCCGCTTGCTTAAAGAGGCGAGAAAATACGCTACTAGCGTACATTAGCCACATCATTCCGCTGGACCTATAGCCAGCCGTGCTGATGCCATCGCCATAACGCCCAGGCAATGAAAGTCGTTTGTATCGCCCCAGCCATAGATTTCTAGGTCGCCGCTTTCGGTTACGGCAATTGCTATCATGGCAACTGTGCGGTCATCTGCCTCTGTTTCGGCCTCAATCATCTCCGCCCGCTTATGCAGCATCGCCGGGATGTTGTTTGCATTGCTATCGTATAGCGTAATCACTTCAGCTACCATTTGCCGTCCCCGTGTCAGTGATCTCAATGCCGTCTTTGCCAGCTTTGATTGAACGCTTAACAAACAGGGCGGTAAACCCTGTCAGGCCAAGCATGATTTGAGCATGGGCGGCTAAGGCTAGGTAAAAGCTATATGTAGCGTTGCCAGACACCAGCCACACACCAACGGCAGCAAATACCGTCATAACGCCACAGCCACCTAGCAAGGCCGCAAATGCAGCCGCACGGCGTCCATCTGGCGTCCAGAGGTTAATCATATCGGCATATCCTGTGCCAGCCACCAGCTTACATCAAAGCTGGGACAAGCCTTGGCAACACCAGGCCATTCATTGTGGCCGCGAATAACGATGCCGGGATAACGGCTCATGTAGGTATTAACGAGCGTTCGCAGCGCCTTTTTCTGCATGACTGTGCGAGTGTCCATTGGCACTTTCATGTTTTTATCCATGCCGCCGATGTAGCAAATGCCGATATTGCCAGTGTTAGCCTTGCCAACATGGGCGCCACGCTTGGCGTCAGGCAATGTGCGGTGCATCGTGCCATCCAGTTCAATGACCCAATGGTAGCTAATCTGCCCAAATTTGGCGATGTCCCATTCATTGATTTGCTTATGCGTTACGGCGCGGCCTTCCGGCGTTGCTGCACAGTGGATGGTCAAAAATTTAATAGGTAGCATTATGCCATTACCCCCAGCATCTTGGCATCGCACCGCTGGCGATTGCACTCACCCAAATCAAAATGATAATCTATGCGCTGCATCTCGCGCTTGGAGCGGTAGCCCTTTTTGTGATCCCACGAATTAGATGGCGCCAGTGTCCTATGCGTCTCGATGTCGCAGCCTGGTTCTTCCTTCATAGTTCGATGATGAATATGCCCGCAGTGCCAGACGCGGTATTCAGTTTCAGACCACATTTGTGGACAATCCACAGCCATGATTAGGGGAAGGTTTGTAAACTTTGGCCCGTCGCCATGATGTGATGCGATAAGGTTCTTGCCGAACTGCATGAACTTGAACGCCGAATTGCCTAGATCAACAGTGACGCGGGGCTCGTTGTGGAAGTAGAACGACATAGCCAGCGCCGTTGCAAAGGCCGCGTCGGGGTTGTGGTTCCCTGGCATAATCCAAACAACAACCTTCTGGTGCTTTTCCAAAAGCCGCAACGTGCATTGCACAAGCGCCATTGCGCCTGTCTGCATGACCTTACCGTAGGACGCAGTAACGTGCATCTGGTGGTGGCTTGCGGGCGTTTGGTTGCTGCTGTCATTGGCGTGGTGGAAGTCACCAACGTCAAGCAAAAGAGCCGTTCCGCTATTGGGTGCGGATGAGCAAAGGAAATCCACCGATGTTGTCAGCGAACGTGCCGATACTTCGGTATTATACTCAACGCCGGTTTGTTCTGCCTCCGCGTACATCCCGTGATGCTGGTCACCAATTGGGTAGACCGAGAGCAATTGGCTATTTTCTATGGATGGTGGCGGGATAAGCGGCGACAAGCCCTTAACCGGCTCACATAGCTGGCTGATAAATTCACGCAGCTTTTCAACGCTGCGCTCTTTGTCAGCGTCAGCCTTTACCCAAATTGGCTCACCATTCACTGTCTTGGTTAGGTGACTATAGCCTTTTAGAATAAAGCCTTCTGCGACGGGATGGCTCAACCCCGCCTCCGGTGCAAAACCGGCCAATGCTGCGGTATGTAACCTATGCTTGAACGTGCCTATGGGTAGCCCGAGGCTATCAGCGGCCTTTTGTTTGTTGCCTGTCTCTGCATATGCGGCAACCGCTTGTTGTAATAGATCGTCTGGTACTGGTTGTGCAGCCATCAATCACCTATGTTTGGAGAGTTGGTCGCACAGAAGCGCGGCCATTAGGAACGGCAGAAGCACCGCGCTTGCGAGTAGAATGAGGCCAGCAAGGGTCAGCCATGCGAGGCTTGCCAGCAAATCAAAGCCTTGGCGGATTAGCTGAACCACGCCATTAGTGCTTTAGTTAGGCCAGCACCAACGCCGCCTCCGACAAGGCCGACGCCTATCAAAAGGCCGCTTCCCTTGTTTTTGAGCGCGGCAAGATCGGCCTTATCTTCGTCTAATTCTTTACGAATTGCTTTTATGTCATCCTTGATCTCTGGCAGAGATTCCAAGAGCGTTTCTATTCGCGCCAAGCGTTCCCCCTGTGTCATGGCAGCATCTGGAAAAGCTGGGCGCGTTGATCCAATGGTCTAAAAGCCATATTCTTTCCTTCAGGTTTTGTTAGATATTTGCGGGTTTGGCGGGCTTGGGAAACGCATCTTTGACGGCCAATATCTTTTGACGCATGGCCTCAGCAGCATCGCCACCTTTCCAAATTGCATCCAACTGGTCGCCAATGGGCGGGTAAGCCTCTAGCCGCCTTTTAACATAGTTTTCGGTGTATTTAATTCGCATATTCCACCTCAAAAGTCTTATCCAGGTATGGAAAGCAGGAAACTGTGACCTGGTATGTGCCAGCGAACGGGAACTCTAATTCTGCCGTGCCGTCATCAACTATGGTGGATTGCTCCTCAAACGATACAACGGCGCCCAGCGGGATGTTTTTGATTACCGATCCATTTAAGGTAGCCGGATTTTCTGGGCGTTCAGTCAAGGCGCCATCCACAACGTAAGGGTTTTTGATAACGGGATTGCCCTCTATTGCTTGCTCTCCGTCACGCAGATTGAGCGCAATTGCTTCAATATCCGTACTGAAGAATGACCGCACTATCTGGCCGTTCTGACCGTTATATATGAAGGCGTTGATCACTTCTTTACCTCCTGAACAGTTAGTGTGACAGGCGCATAAGTCGTAAGGTTCAGAGCGGCTGACGAATATTGGTTATCGAAGTTCACGCTGTAAGTGTAAGTTCCCGCTGAAAGGCCGGTGTCCACATGATTAAGGACTAAAGGAATTGCGGCTGTAAAAGGGCCATTTCCGGCAGAGCCAACTACGCTTGTGATAAGGCCAGCGCCAGTTCTGCTGAGGATTGCATAAGCAATAAAGTTGCTACTATTTGGGGTTGATGTCATCTGAATCAGAACGTTTGATTCAACGCCGCCAACCTTGGTAAACGTAAGCGACAGAACGTTTCCTGAAATGGTATAGGCCGGAATAACCACTGAGCTACTTGTCTGCACTGAGGATACCGAGTTGACCGCAAAGTTAGCAATCTTGAGGGTGCTGACCTGAAGGTCGCCAATCTTGGCAGTCTGGATCACGCCGTCCTTAATGTTGGCAGATACCGCAACGATTTCATTCGTAGCAACCTTTGCCGCAGTGATTGCCCCTGCAAGAATTTTGTCAGCAGTAATCGCGTTAGTGGCTATTTCTGTTGCCGTGACAGCGTTAGCGGCAATCTTCCCGGCGGTAACCGCGCTGGCGGTAATGTTTGCAGCCTGCACAGAATCCGCAGCAAGTTTGCCAGCAATAACCGCGCCTGCCGATATTTTCGGTGATGAGATTGCACCGTCTGTAATCTGCGTGGAGGTAATCTGACCAGTTAGTTTGCTTGCCTCCAATGCGGCAATTTGCGCGGCTGCGAGCTGACCAGAAATATCAACCGCAGGAACTGCCGATGTCCAGGCTGAACCAGTGTAGCGATACAATTTATCGTCGGTTGTCAGGAAAACGACCCTGCCCTCAAATAGATCAGTGGCTGGCAGTGTTGAAACGATTTCATAACCGCCCTTTGCTTTTGATAGCGAGAGCAACTTATCAATAGTGACGCCAGCATAAGCGCCGCTGCCTGTCGCACGAATGCCAAGCGTGGCGGTATCTTCATTGGTATCAAAGCCAGCCGTGACCGAATAAGTCTGACCTGTATATGAAACGGTTAAAGCTTCTGGGTTGCTCAAAGTTGAAAGCGTGAACGAGGTGCTTACGTCCGTATTGCCGCTGAACACCTTAAAACTGCCTGCCGCCGGAGCGTAAGAAACAATGCCTCCGTTGGCGTATGAAAATAGTTGGATAGTTTCTTTTGTAAGAAATCCGCTTATTGCGCTGGTTCCGCTGGTTCCATCTTGAGCCAGTATTTGAACAGTTGCCCAGCCAGTTGATGCCAGTGTGGAAGTTAAGGCATCAGAAGCCGCCACTTGAGTAGTGACAAAAAGGTATTTGCCCCCAGCAGCGGAAGGGACGCTCTGCGACCAACCATTTAACGATCCGCCGCTAAGTAGAGCGGTTGCAAAGGTATATGTTAGCGGGACAGTCGGCAAAGCAGGGGCAGTCCCGGTGTCATTGCGTTGATATAAATACACCGTTGCCGTGTTTACGCCGTTAGTCCCGCCATTTTGTGCGCGGGTGTTATCTAATGTTTCAGAGCCAACCAGCGATGGAACTGGCGGTGCAGTTGAGGTTTTGCCTAATGCAAAATCATGCTTTGCATCCGTTTCGCCAACCATTGTTAATTTAACTTGGCCTGTTTGGGGGTCAATTGCAGGCGGGCGAATGATAACGGCGTTTAGTCCGTTGATAACAGTGCCAGGTAAGTTGAAGGTCAACATGTCGCCAACCGAATAGCGCATAAGCCTTGGCTTGCAGTTTACCTCAATTTGCCCAATTTCACGCCTGTTGACCAATTCATAAGCGGCTAACTGTGCAACCTGATCCTTATCTTGAACAAGGTTCCACTGTATTTCTTCCCGCTTTTCCTCACCATCGTCATCAATGTAAGCCGGAACAGAAACATCTGCGCCTGGGACATATTCCCATTTGTGAGCCCCGCTGCGGTATTTAGGGGCAATGGTGTTAAGCCGTTCGCGCCATGTACGGCCCGATGCAACTGTAAACCCTTCATCAGCAATATCATCCACCGTGATAGTGTCCAATGAAACGCGAGGTGCGTTATAGTTTACCCCAAGCAAATGGCGGTCAAAATAGGGCTCACCGCCGCCAGCAGCGCAAATATCTTTAAGGTTGTCCCAGCGGCTACCAGGTTCATAAACAACGCCGCCAACTTTCCATTCGTTAGCATCGCAGATGTTGGCAAACTCAACCCAGCGGGCCATGTCGATGCCTTCGACGGGCATCCCTATGCCGCCCTGCTTGTTGGCGTTGTCAAACCAGCCATAAGCATAGGTTGCGCCAACAACGCCTGGGTTCTCAGAGTAAGCCCAGGTTGATCTGTTGTTTATGCGCTGCGGGCCAGAGCCACCAGGATATGTGCTATCAAGCCGAGCATCATAGGCTTTGACGCCTTTAATCGTGACGCCCCATTGCGGTTCACCGCTGGCAAATATCTTGCCATCTTTGTCAAACTTGAGGCTTAGGCCCGTTGCGGCATAGCCAGACAGTTTATATGATGTGCCCCAGCCTGGTGCGCCCGACCAATTTGGCACAAGGGCATCCGCTTCTGAACGTGCGCCTAATTGCTGGTCAGCATAAAGGAAGCCAGAGAAATACCCCGTTGCTGCTGTTCCAGACAAAGTAACAGGCTCAAAGTCAGCATATAGGCCAGTGATGCTTTCAACAGGGCCACAGCCAGAATGAATGATTGCCTCAAACTTGTAAGGGTTTTCAACTTTTGCAACCAATCCGCCATAACCGACTTCATGCACCTTATTCCCGCCGATGTAGGTTTCGCCAAAAACAATGGGCATTGGCTGAGTGGCGCCA